TGGCCTTCCTTTCATAAGAGTGAACTAGGACATACTCGGACACGTAATTATGTCCTAGTTCATATTTAAGCGATGGAGACACACAAGTGTGGTAGAGAGGAGAGAGATGAGCAGAGTAAAGGATGGGCATAAACGCCCTAGGGCCAATGTACCAGACAAGTCTGTGGGCCAAATTTCATCTGAGTTAGCGCAAAAGGATCCAGGGGGACATACAGTAGCTGAGCAGGGCAAAGAGCAGCTCAAGGGATATATGCCTAATCTGATCGAGGCTACTGTTAAGGGTAAATCTGAGCATCCAAATCAAGATTTTTATGTAGTTGTGTTAACCAAGCGCGAAAGACTCATGACCAATGTCATCCGTCATTATTTTTTTACTAGGGCTTCATGTCCTACGCCTGATTATGATCAAGCTGTCTATCATTATTCATATCTTAAAGAGACTTTAGATTTTCTCTGGGTCTTACCAGATCCCAAGACTTCAAGTTATTTCTTGGATCATGCTGCTAAGATACCGGAAGATGAACGTAGTTTGCTTGAGCTAGTCTTTAAATTTTATGACGGGTCCTTAGATAAATTAGCTAGAAAATTAAATGGAGAAGTAGAGAATCAAGTCAATCCAGTAGTATGGATAGGAGATTAAGATGGAGATGTCACAAGAAGGCATGAGAGCAGAGATGGAGAGATTAAATAAAGTTACTGATGGATTTGTTCCGGAATCAGAAACGCTGGAAATGCCAGTCGAGCAACAAGAACACATGAATGTGGAAGCTGGAGTAGTACCTCTAGATGTTCAGGAGGCAGCCCCTGATAAACAGGAGGTTGTACAGGATGAGGTTAAAGAAGCTGGGGTAGTATCTCCACCTAAAAAAGATAGCGAGAACTTCAGGCGCTTAAGGGAGCAGAATAGAGAACTAGAACGTAAGATGGCTGAGATGGAATCCATGATACGTTCTAATAAAAAAGTTGAAAAAGCAGAGGAGACGGAAGAAGATGACACAGCAAACTATGAACTCAAAGATGATGATATTGCTGAGGGTAAGCATTTTAAGTTACTTAATAAAAAGGTTAAGTCGCTCAATGAAGCACTCCAAAAAGAACGCCAAGAACGCGACAAGTTAGCTGTTGAGGCACGTCTTAGATCTAACCATCCAGATATATTTAATGTTGTTACTAGGGACAATATGGAGCTACTGGCAGAGATAGAACCCGATCTAGTTCAATCTATAATATCCTCTCCCGATACTTATGCTCAGCATGTAGCCGCTTATAAATTAATTAAAAAATATAATATTGGTACGCAGGATCCATATGCTGATGATAAGGCTAGGGCACAAAGAAATACAGCTAAGCCTAAAAGTGCTGCAACTGTTTCACCAAGGCAAGGCGAGTCTCCTCTTGCTGAAGCAGATAGGTTTTCAAGAGGTATGACGCAAGATTTACAATCTCAATTGCTTAAAGAAATGGAAGATGCTATATCTAATAGATAATAATCTATGATCATAATACGCTCCGAACTTCATTGATCCCTTTACAGGCTTGCCTGTTACAGGCTTGCCTGTTAGTGGGAAAACCTCCCTTTTTTATCCCGCTTAGTTTTCTCACACGAGTGAGTCTCTAGGCGGGTTTTTTATTGTCAAGATTCTTGTGTTCTTATTACCATAAGAGTTACTATATTATTTGATGTCAAAACTAGGCCTCATCAACCTTTGGGTCTTAGACTCTTGAGTCTTAGACTCTTCAGGGATGTTAACAGGCATGTTCATGCCGAACTAAGAAGTCATTCCACTTAGACGTATTAGATATAGGAATATTTAATTAACTCTAAGGATTACGTATGTCGATTGTAACTACGACGTCGCTCCCAGCTCCAGTCCAAATAACGTTCGACTATAAGCTGCTTGCAATTCCGACGCCTAACTTCATACATACACTTCCTTCCACCCAAAAGGCTATGCCTAGAAATGGTGGTAAGAAGATGCGTATGTCCAGATTTAATAGATTGCAACCTGCTTTAGTACCACTTGGTAATTCAGGTGTTACACCAGCAGGTCAAGGTCTATCAGCCGTAAACATTGATGCAGAGATAAAATACTACGGGACCTTCGTCGAGATCAACGATCAGGTGACATTGACTAATCAATGCCCTGTGTTAAACGAGACTGCGAAGCTCTTGGGGATATCCCTAAAAGGCTTGGGGATAAAAAACTTTGCCTAAATACCTGGAAACCCTGACCGCGTAATGGCGAAGGCAATCAGAAGGAACTTTTAATGACGGCCCTTAGTGTTAAGTACTTGAATTTGAGCAAAAATATCTTCTCTTTTAACGAGAACGGATTTATAGGATTCCTTGAATTGTTTGGAATGCCTATCTCCACCATTTTTAATAATGGTGTTATCAAATTCAATTACTTTTTCGCAAACGGGATGTTTTATAATGAGATATTTAATAAGATTGTTAAGTATGGATCTAAGTTGAGCAGCCATTATACACCAAGTAGCTGCGGTTTTTTTAGTAAGGTCTTTACCTTTATTAAAATGAACATATCCATTAAATCTAGAAATAAGCCAGGGAAAGAACAACGAATTAGTGTTGCCAATTTCAAGACTTGTTGCGTAGACTTTATTAGGTTTATTAATTTTAATGTGTCGATGCACTCTAAAACAACCTTCAGCATCAGAAAGACCAGCAAGATAAGCGAAATCAACTTGAGAAGGCTTAGTTTTAGGAACAATAGAACCGTATTTATTACAATCTTCTTTTTTAACAATATTTTTGGACTTTCGTACTTCACGTATTTCATCAATAAGATTTACGCGGTAGTCTATAGTTTTTTGTGTACGTTTATTGGTTTTATTGGGAATAATATTTTTGGCATATTTAAGCCAAATTTTAGCCTCTTCCTTTTTTGCAACAAGATAAGGAAAGATCAATTCAACCAGGACAATAGCTTCTTGGTTTTTAAGAGCCCAATGAAATGGTTTTTTCCATCTAGAACTGGTATTAACCTGTCGATACCATCCACCAACATTTTCTTTAAACCACAGCATAATCTTTTCATTGGTGTTATAGGCTGCCAATCTATACTCATAAACGTAACCGCTTTGTTTACTAAAATATCTCGATATAAAGAAACAACCATCACCTTCAATAAAACCTGCTATATATGCAAGCTGTTCTTGTGTAAGTTCCATAAGTTACTCCTTAATTATATGGATAAGTATAGCGTGAAACTGAAGAAATTAAAAGACCTGCAGAGACTAACCGGCAGAGACGCCAAATTGGCGTATGTTATAGTCCAAACCCTTTTGAAAGATTGGGAGAGGGGATTAACAAGACCCTCCGCCTATGCAATTGCGTAGGTCACAAAAGTAATAGATTGAAGAGAAACTGAGGATGCCTTAACAAGAGATATGTTGGCAGCAACAGCTTCCGTTATAAACTGTACAGCTGGTGTAAATGGCGATAACCCAACTGAAATCACGCGTTCAGATATAGCTGAGGTTACCAGAACATTGTTGTCAAACAATGCATGGTCTATCTCTAACAATATTGAAGCGCAGAATAAGTTTGGTACAGCTCCTGTGCGTAATGCCTTTTTTGCATTAACTCACACCAATCTCTCTAAGAGTTTGGAGGATGTAACTGGATTTATTCATAATAGCCAATATCCAGGGCAAAAGGACATCTTGCCTTCAGAATGGGGTTCAATTGGTAACATGAGATTCTTGCTTTCTAGCGTAGGATCCGTGACCAAGAATTCATCTAATTCTGGCGCAGATGTGTATAACACATTCTGCGTAGGTATGGATGCTTATACCATCATTAAACAAGATGGTTATTCAGCCAAATTCATTTATCGTCCACCAATATTCTCAGGACCTTTAGCGCAAAATGTAACCCTAGGGTATACATTCGCCCAAGCTTGTCGCGTCACTAATGACGCATGGGTCCTCAATTTAAAATCCACATTAGCATAAGAAAGGAGGGAAATAATCATGGCAGATAATACAATAATTCTACAAGGCAAGTTTACAGCCGATGGAAATGTAAAAATCATTCCTCTTCGTTCTGATGTTGATTGGATGAGAGTAATTAACTATACGCAAGCCCTAGCCACACCAGGTACAGGTATTGGGTATGAGTACTATTGGCAAAGAGGTCTAGCTACTGATGCAGCATTTGAATGGAAGAAGACAGATACAACCAATGCTACTAAAGCAACAGTTGTAACATCTGGTGGCTTTAGCCTTATTGATACAACAGCCAACGTAGTTGGTCCATTAGTATCAACTATTACAGCTGTTTCTAACGCTGCAACACCAGTAGTATCCACAAACACAACAAGCATCTCAAATGGTGATGTTGTTAGATTAATTGATATCACAGGGGCACAGCAACTTGGTGGTTATGACTTTACGGTAAACAACGTGAGTTCCGGTGTCTCTTTTGACTTGCCTTATATGGCTCAAATTGTAGCTGGAACAACAGGAAATTTCCGTAAGATTAATTATCAATCTATTTATTATCCTAGAGTTCGCAATATATCCAAGATTGCCATCTCAGGAACATCAGCTGTTATCACAATGACAGTAGCACATGGATTTACTGTTGGCCAAAAGGTCAAGATTAATGTTCCTGCTGCATTTGGAATGGTAGAGATTGATGGATTAACTGGAAACATCACAGCTATTAGTACAGGAACGATAACTGTAGATATTGATGTATCAGCATTTACAGCTTTCGCATTCCCATTAACAGCTGCGGTACCTTTCTCACCTGCAATAGTTACACC